ATTACCGCCCCCCTTATTACATGATTAATGTTAGACTGTCAATAAAAAATAAAAATATATTTATCAAGGCGGGGGGGTCTGCCGCGCCCCTAACCTATTGATTTATAAGGGAAAATTAATTTAAAATAAATGAAAAAAAAGCTTGACATTTGCATTTATTTATGCGATAATATGCGCATATTAAATAAGAAATTAAAACATGAAAACTATATCTACTAAAGACTACCACGCCCAAATTAAGCGTAAACTATGCGCGGCCAATATCACTAGCGATCTAAAAAGGAACAGAAAAAATTCCCTCGCTCGACACTTTGCTAACCGCGCAGCCAAATGAGAATGATTCTCATTTGGGCGAATAATGGAAATATAATGGAATGTGCATTATTACCATTGACATTTGCGAAACAACCCTGTAAAATAGGCACTATGAAAATGATAAATAAAACACAAATTACCACTTGGGCTTTAAGGGCTTATATGGTATATTCAATCACGGCTGATCTGATTCTACTCGGTGGAATCGTTTGGCTAATCTTAAACTAAAATAGGAGACATATATTATGTCAAAATATACAACTAAAATGGTCGCTCAAATGATGGATTCGGCTCCCATCACACGCGAGGTAGCTAATACTCTCGCTTCGGAATGGGCATTGCCTGTCCGTTCTATCATTTCAAAAGCTGTACTTTTGAACATCTACCAGAAGCCAGAAGCATCTGTTTCTTCTTCTCGTACCACTAAGGTGGAAATGGTGCAAGCCATTGAAACTGCCTTGCAAGGTGAAAGCCTTACAGGTTTGGAAGGGGCTACTATGGCTTCTCTCTCTGCCTTACTGATGAGCATCTCTTGATGCTCATTAACTGGTCGGCTTGGCTTGGCACTGTATGTATGGCGTTCGCTCCGTTCGTCATAGATACAGACCAAGGAAAGCTGATGGCAATGGCGGGCTTGACTCTGCTATGCTTGCAAGCGTATGACAAGAAATGCTACAATCTTATCATACTTAATATCACTGGAATTATAGGTTACTTTTATGCTTTTTATTTTTGATCTGGATGGTACAACCATCGACTCAAGCCACCGCCAGAATACTCTAGCGAATGGTTCACTTAACCTCGCACATTGGATAGAGAACAACACGCCCGAAAAAATCGCGGCTGATTCTCTGCTACCAATGGCGGAATCATGGAAAACCATCAACCGCCAGAATAACCAGATTGTCATTATGACCGCTCGCGTTATTGGTAAGGCTGATTTTAAATTTCTGGATGATAACCGACTTGGCTATGATTATATTTACAGCCGAGCATTTGGTGATAATACTCCAGATGACATTTTGAAAAAACGCATGGTTTATAAAATGGCTATGGATATGAGAAAATCGCTCGCATGGATTCGCTCAAATGCTTATATGTTTGATGATAATAATAGCGTTCGACAATGCTTGACTGGTTTAGGTATTCGGTGCTATAATCCTACTTCTTACAATGAAACTAAAAAGGTAATTTAATATGAAAACTTTAAACTCTACAATGTCCCCTAATTCAATAGATGGTTCGCCATTTGATGATTTCGGATTCAATTATTTATGGCGATTAAAGGGACTAGGAAAACTCGTTCCCGCATTTGCTGGAATGTGCATCATAAAAAACGGCTTTGCAAAATATTGCCGAGCTGGTGGATTTAATGGCGTTGAATCTCGCATCATTGAAACGCTACGCAATATTGAAGAATCGCACGATTTGCCCACTGGTTCATTAAAAGCCGAATTAATCGGTTTGACTACTGGCACATTTGACGAGACGCTTTCCAGCGAACAATTTTTCCACAAGAAAAACAAAAATTTTCGACTAGCTGGATTATTCCGCGATTTAACCGCGAAAGGTAAAAAGCCTGTTGGCGGTCACAGCGAATTTTTCAACATGAATGAAAAACTAGCTAAAAAGAAATTTGCAAATGCCCAAAGGCAAGATTGCAAAAAAATCGGTTTAGAAACTGTAAACTGGAAACGGAAAACTGGAATTCATGGTTGCCCGACTCCACTAGAAAATCCAGAAGAAAAAGGATACGCAATATGAAAAATTTACTAATACAACTTAACCGAATTGCAGACGCGAATGAAAAACGCATTGCTGTAATTTTAGAGGGGCGAGATACTGCCGGAAAATCCTCGACTATTCGGGCGATTACTGAATATTTAAATCCTGCATGGTATAGCATTGTCCCATCAACTAAACCATCCGAAAATGTTATGCGAAGCTGGCTCAAATTTTGGGCAACCAAAATGCCCGCAAAAAATCAAATCGTTTTCTATGACCGCTCTTGGTATTCGCGGGCGATGGTTCAAAAAATGAACGGCTGGTGTACTGATAAACAATACGAAAATTTTTTGAATAACCATCTTGAATGGGAAGCTGGCCAAATCGCTGGTGGCGTTCAATTCATTAAATTCTGGCTTTCAATTTCCGAATCGGAACAGAGAACGCGAATCGAGGCGAGAAAAATTTCACCTCTAACATATTGGAAATTTTCCGAGAATGATGAAAACGCATTATCACATTATGACCGAATGAGCATTTTAAAAGAGCGCGTGGTTTCGCCAGACTGGAACACAATAGATTATAATGACAAAAAAATCGGAATCGAAAATTTTCTCAAGGTGCTACTCGCGGAATGTTCCACGTGAAACACGCCCGCCCAAAAATTTCTGGATTTTTCGGGATTTTCGGCGCGGGGGCGCCAGTAGTAGAGTAACGAAGCGAACGTTGGTGTTGCCTGCGCCAGTATAAGTGCAAAAGCGAGCAATGTCAAGTCTTTTTTGCGGGTGTGCACCAAATTTTTTCCAAAGTGGCAAGTCTGCGCCAGTGCAAAAGCTAAGTGAAAAATCGAGAAGCGGCCCGGCGCCAGTATACCCGCAACGGGGTCGCGTGTCAAGTCTTTTTTGCACGTTTGGTGCAAATTGTTTATAATTGCGGAAGTCTGCGGAACGGGGTAGTAAATTAACGAAAATTTGGGGAAATTGAGCAAAAAGTTCTTGACATCACGACCCCGCGCGCGGCCCCCCGGAATTCCCTTGCGTTTTTTTCACGATTAGGGGCAAAAACATTTGACAACGGATGTAATTGCCTGTATAATTATGAAATAAATCGGAGGGATACCATGACAGAAAATCAATTTGAGTTACTTTTAATGCACGGAGGTATGATGCAAGACGGACTAACATCTGTGGAAGCGTTGGCCTTAGTAAAAATAGTAATACAAGATGATATTGCTAAAGGTACTGCCGAGGCTAACTGGGATGATTTTGCATGGTTAGTGAAAAGGATAAACAAATGATAAAGTATAAAAAAGGTTATTGGCCACAGCACAGACGTACTCTAATTACTAGAGGTGTGCATTGGGCGGTAAGCCACTATGGACTATGGGATCTAACCATAACCAGTGATAGGCTTAGGATTGTACTCACTCGATTCAAAAGTGCGTATGGTGATGCTTATCAAGATGGGGATGAGTATATAATTCGTCTATCAGATAGATATAACGATAGGCTAACCCTCATGACTGTATTCCACGAAATGACTCACGTTAAGCAGTATGAGTTTGATGGATTGGATTTAGGTACACCTTCTACATTCAAAGGCAAAGCGTTCGATGTTGACTATTGGGATGCCCCTTGGGAAGTGGAAGCACGAAAAGCTGAGAAAAAAATGTGGAGGAAATGGAAAAAATATCTTGACACAACAGCTTTTTAGTGAGATAATAGTATTATGAAATTGAGAGCAACATTAAATAAATTATTTTTCGGGAGAGAAAACACTATGACTATGACTGCAAACAAAAGCTCTAACTATCCTCAGGAAGTTATTGACAACATGGTTTCACGCTACGAAGCCACCCCTACTCGTGCTACTGTTAATGAGTTAGCATCTGAGTTCAGCAAAACTGAGCGAAGTGTTATTGCTAAGCTCTCAGCTCTGGGTGTATACATTGCCCAAGCTAAGCCTACCAAGCGTCCACCTCAGGTGAGAAAAGCTGATTTGGTAGCACAGATCGAAGCCGAGCTTAAGGTTGAGTTCGTAAGCCTAAACAAGGCTGGCTTTGGTGACTTGGAAACTCTTTTAGAAGCTATTTCCTAGTCGAGAGATTGACCACCTTAGGGGACTTTATGTCCCCTTTCGTGGTAGAAAACAGGAGAAAATATGCTTTGGGAATTTAGTCAAATTAGAGAAACGTATGGGTGGGAAGTAGCAAATCTAGCTAAAGCAATAGATGCCCGTGTGTCTATCGGTTTTATGGATATGCAGGATGAGCTAGGCGAAGAAATGTATAATATGTACCACCTTCACGTTAGTAGTAATAAACTGAACATAACCCGTGACTCTATAGTGGCACAGCTAGGATTACACTTTGACATGAGAAACTATTGTACACACGATTTCGACTGTTGTGGGTGCTGGAGCCGTAAAAGAATGGAAGTAGCTAACCCTCATAGCAGAGAGGGAGTTAGTTACTGGATAATAGATAAGTGGCATAAAAATATATAGTACCTAAGCGAAAATAATTCTTGACATAAGTGCTAATTTCGTGAGATAATATGTTTTAATAAATGAGGGAAGCCAGAGACCTATACACCCCTTAGGATAAGGCAGTAAAGATATCAGTAAATAACTTTCTTGTCTGAAGCCCTCATTACGTCACTAATCGGACGGAATTAAAGGCGATTAGGAGTTGGCTTGCTCGGACAGCTAGAAGGTTTTGAGTTTTAGAGTTCTGTTTCATCCTTCTGCCGCGACATAATGTAGGCACACCCATAAAAAAGCAGAAAGCTGGAACCGCCATTTGAGCAATCGAGTGGCGGTTTTTTTATGGGTAAGTGAAAATAATTCTTGACATATGTGTCGATTCGTGAGATAATACTCAGATGAAAATTTTAAGTGAGAAATTTTATGTTTAAAAACAATGCACCTTTTGTGCCTGACCCTCTTCTTAGTAGAAAGAAAGAAGAGTTTATCCCCGACCCGCTTTTGAATAAAGAGCTGGACAGGGAATTTATACCTATGTGGGTAAAAGATATAACAGGAGAAGTAAATGAGCAATGTAATAAAGTTTCCAATCGATCGTAAAGTTGAGACTATTACAGCCGAAATTGGTAATCTACAAGTAGAAATAACTGATCGATTTGAAAAATTGACCCAGTTATTTGTTACATCTAGAGAATTAGAGCAAGAGTGTGGACTACTACAAACCCGCTACGACGACTTAGTAATGGAGTATGCTGCCGCTATCGGCCCTGAGAACATTCCTGCTGGAGTGTTAGAATACTGTACTCAAGTAATTGCTAAGTGCGAAGGCGATACAGATCAGATCACTCTAGAGCTAGGGAATCCTGAGCCTGCTATCAAGAAAACGGAAGGGGCACAAGTGGATCAAATTCAACAATTCATGGAATCAGTAACTAAATTTATAAAAGGTCAAATGGATGAACTACAGTGAAGAACAAACGCAGTACATTGTTGAAGAGTACAAAACCAATCCAAATCGAGAAACGGTTGAATCTTTAGCAAAAGAACTCAACAAGAGTATAAAATCAATAATTGGTAAGTTATCGAGAGAAGGAGTTTACAGACGTGAAATCTATAAAACTAAAACTGGTGAATTACCTGTCACAAAAACAGAAATCGTTTCAAATATTGCTGATTCTTTGGCAATCGAAGTGGATTCTCTACTGGGCTTGGAAAAAGCTCCAAAAGCAACCCTCAAAAAACTAGAGACAGCTCTTAAGGAACTAAATTGAATAATGTCTATATTAAGCTCATGGAAGAATGTGGCGAGCTAGTGCAAGCCTGTGCGAAAGTTTTAAAGTACGAAGACGAAGAATGGCAGGGTAGATTGGAAGAGGAGTGCGGGGACGTACTAGCTTTTATTCACCTAATGCAGGAAAGAGGTATTGTAAATAGTGAAGCGGTTACACGAAAGAAGTGGGGCACTATTACTAAATACGGAAAACTTTTCTATGATGAGAAAGGTTATAATGCAGTACAAAATAGGGAGTGTCAAAATGGATGAGCAGTTAATAGTCGCAGCGGGGTTGGTAATTTTTGCGGGGGCTATATTCTTACACGCATTTACAAACCTTTAAACAGGGGTCTCAACGGGGTGGATGAGTTTCTATACATTTTCCTAAGTACGCTTTCAAAGTGGTTACTGGTATTCCTAATCTTCTTCATACTTGGAGTCCTAAACTCAATCGTATAAAATTGTGGGAAAGGAATACGGGTAAAAAAATTTTGAATCACGGCGAATTGTACGAAATTAAGACGAATTTTTAGATAAATAGGAGGAATTTAAGGCGGGGTATTATGACCGTATCGAATTAACACGGTCATAATAGTTGTCGAGATTCCTTAGAATTGAATCGGTAGGTTTTGGGATTATGCTGACTCAAGAGCACTTTTCATAATATTATGGAGCTGGAGATGGAATCTCCCTTAATTCCGATTCCACTCCAAGTGCATAAATATTCAAACTCTTCTCGCCAGCATAGGTTATAAGAAGTTGTCGATTGACTTTATCTCTCAACAATTAGAGTATTATTTTATCACACTTTTTGGCATAATACAAGTATTATTTTTGACCATGTAGTTGGGATGATGGGATAGGCAGGCTGCATCTAACAAAAATATTTTTCATTTTTCTAGTGACAAGAAAAAAATAATCCTTGACTTATGAGCTATTTCGTGACATAATACGCAGTATGAAAAAGAATAGAAACAAAACAAGATCGCATTTTATCCTTTTCGATCGGGATAGTCCCTTTCGCAGTAGAAAAGAGACTGACCGAAAGAAAAGGTCGAAACGTGGTTATAAAAAACACAAAGGCTTGTGCCATTAATAAGGCGGCGACAGCCTAAAAAGAAAAACTATGACGACTATGTGGTGGAGACTATAGAAGCACAAATCGCTACTGCAAAGTCCCTTTTAGAAAACGGCAAACGGGAGTGGAAAAAACATGTCGAAAACACTAATACGGGGAGATCTGAACCGAGATCAGATCAACAAAATGCGAAGGGACGGCAAGAAAATTGTATCCCATGGAAGCTTTCGTGCAAAGCGAAAGCCAAATTCACCTCGCGTCCGACGCGCCGCTACCAAAGGTTAGACCATGAGTGATATAATGTATTTAACTGTAATGCGATCCTTAATGGAAAATGGTGGTATAGGCGATGCAATATATGTTGTCGGACTGTTTGAAACTGAGCGGAAGGCAGTTATAGCAGGAGCACTTGAAAAGCACCGTAGAGCTAACATGGGCTACGGTGGTAAGTATAAAGCCGAAATAACTTTGATGAAGCTCAACGAAGTACGTCCCCCTATAGATATACAAGCTGTAGAGGATATGTACTATGAATCAAGTGCGGGGTAAATTTGTAATGGAGTCTTTAAATGAGAGGAGTAATACTAGCCATCGGACTGATGGCGAGCAGTACTTGGGTAATGGCAGACGAAGTGGAATGTCTAGCAGAGAATATTTATTGGGAAGCAAGAAATCAGTCGATACAAGGTATGTACGCGGTAGCGGATGTAACTTTAAATCGGGTAAAGGATTCGCGGTGGCCCAATACAGTGTGTGCAGTAGTGAAGCAACGAGATCAACGAAGAGGAAAGTGGATCTGTCAGTTTAGTTGGTACTGCGATGGTTTAAGTGATGAACCTACCACTAAAGCAGTATTCAATCTATCAAAAATGATTGCATACGTGAGGATAAAAAATAAAGATTCACCTGTACTGCCCAATAATATTTATTGGTATCATAATAACAAAGTAAATCCGTACTGGGCTGACGCATATAGTCATAAAACGACAATAGGCGATCACCTATTCTATTCAGATCGCTAGTACAGCTTTTAAATTTGGTGGGGAGTATGTGGAAGGTTTCATTACCTTTCCATCTTCCCTTTTTATTGGCTTAAAATCCGGACCTAGCTTACTCATATTACTGCGATGCACTTCGTGGAAACAGTCATCTAAGTCTATTCCAAACGCGTGTCCTGCCCCGTATACCACATACAATAAATCTGTAAGTGCGTCGGCTATCTCGACCATATCCTTATTGTCGATGCCGTATTGAAGCTCATCTAGTTCTTCTTCTATCAAGTCCAGTCTTAATTTTTGTACGTCCTCGTCTGGAAAAGAAGGCTTTATACGGACTTCTTGATCCATTGATTCCATAAAATCGCCCACTAATTCAAAATTGGTTCCGTCCATAATTGACTCCTAAAGTTTTACTGCTAATACAATTAGGATGGCTACAAGTAGTATATTAACCATAAGTAGTTCTAATCCTAAGATTGTGTGATACCATATCCAACGCGTTTTGTAAGCGTTATCAATGGACATTTCGTCAGGGTCTGGGTCTTCCCAGAGTATCCTTCTTCCTTTAAATAAATTTCCTACTGTGCGAAGTGGCTTAATAAACCTGTCGCCAGTAGTACTGTTGCTACTCCGTTCAGTAGTATTAGTGCTCTGTCTTTCCATACTATGCTCACATATGTCCAACCTATCATTCCCGTGAATGAAAGTATTAAGTCTAATAACGGATTAATCTGTGCTGATCTTATTGATATTGCACAAATTAAAATCGTTGATGAAAACCATTTAACGTACCAATCAACTGTATATTTAGGAGTAGCAGATTTAAAAATTCGGTTTGAACTTTTTTGTTCTTCCTTGGAATATATCGTCTTTTTGTTGTCTTCTTCGCTCTCTGGCTTTTGCTGACTGCTTGGCCCTGTGTCTTTTAGCACTGGGCTTATCGTAATATTCTCGTTCTCTGTACTCAAACATCACCTCATTACATTTCTTTTTGAAAACGCGTACTGCACTTTCTACATTATTATTTCTAACCTTAACTCTCACGTTTAAATGGCCATCCTCTTTTCCTCAAGTATAAAACTTGTCTTTACATTAAATGCTATGCTTATTCTATCTTCGTCACTTTCATTTGGTGTAACCTCATGTTCTAACCATGTGGGAAAGAACAATAGTAACCCTGGTTCTGGAAATATATGCTGAGAAGAAGTAGCTTCATTAAAGTACTCATTATCTCTTTGAGCATAAATTAGTGGACCTCGAGGGTCCCAAAACCTTATTGTACCAGAGTTTTTTGGTACCTTTACATAATATACACCAGAGAGAAGTAAGTTTCTGTCGTAGTGCATATGTCTCATATTATAAGCACCTGGGTAGTTTATATTAGCCCAAGGATATATAACCAAATCCTTTAAGGGCTTATCTTTTCTCTGAGGAATATTACGGGCAACCATATCTAACCATTTTTGATTATGAAATAAGTCGCCTTGATAGCCCCCTACGTTAGAAAGACTCTGATTAGGTTTATGGTTCCTATATTCATATACCTCTCTAGCTAATTGGTTATTGTCGAAATCGACTTGCTTACTCCATATTGGCGTGGGAAAAAAATATGTTGTTTCCATCATTTACCTTCCCGTTTAAACGGCCATCCTCTTTTCCTCAAGTATAAAACTTGCTTCCTTATTGCATTTGGAGTACGTCCAGGGAGTAAGGGTATTAGCTCCTCCAGGGGCGTAAGGTAGTAATATTTTGATAATACTCCACGCTCTTCCATAGTCCAAGGTTTCTTAGTATATTTTCTCATTCGTATATTATACTAAAAGTTGGACTCCATGTCAAGAACTATTTTTTACTGCACATCCTAAAAATTTTTCTTGACATTTTATGTGATTTCGAATATAATATAACATTCTGGAATAAATCATACCTATAAGGAGAGTAATTTGGAAGTATCATTACCAGTTTTTGTAATTTTTTGTTTATGCCTGATAGGGTGTGGAGTTCATTCATGGTATGTCGGTCGACGAGTCGGGATCGAGCATGCAGTAGACTATCTTGTTGAAAACGGGGAATTAGACGTAGACGACAAGTAACTGACTCATAACCGCTATTTTTATTGGGCAAATGAAAATAGCAAAACTGGCAAATATGCCAAGTCTTAAGGAGAAAGTAGTATGATTAAAAGAGTTCTATCCTTAATAGGAATAGGAACCCTAGCCCTACTAGTTGCTACGCCAGCCAACGCAAAAGTAATTGATAAGAATAAAGCGTTTTCAGCATGCAAAAACAACGTGAAAGGTGAGTATATAGCTACACGTTATCGTCTGGATAAAATCAGAGATAGCCGTGGCGAGTACAGAATCCAATTTGTCGTTTCATCTAAGGAAGGAAGACAAAAAGTTATGTGCACTCTGGATAAGTATTCAGGTAGTATGAAACTAACGGCTCTGTAAAACAGGTATATAGTATGCTTGGAATGATTAAAATGCTTCCAATCATCCTAGTTGTGGGTGGTGCTGGTTTTGCCTACCATAAAGTAGTAATAAATGAGAAGGACAACCGCATCACTCAACAACAGATGGAGATTGCAGATAAGACACAGCAGAATGTAGCACTTCAAACTGCTGCTCAAACTAACGAGGGTACTATTCGTAAGTTAGAGCAACAAATGAAAAAACAGGCGCAAGCCTTTGCTGATTTAACTACTAAAAATAACGCATTAGAAAGTGATAAAAGTAGATATATGAGCATGGTTAAAAAACATAATTTAACACAATCTGCGCGTTCTAACCCAGAAAAAATAGAACCAAAGATTAATAGAGGGACGGATAGAGTATTCCGTCAAGTAGAAGCAGATAGTAGGGAATTAGATGAAGCCGACGATACCGCTAGTGAGCGTGCTTACGATAGCACTGAGTAGTGGGTGTAGTGTACTTCCGAAAGTAGATTTTACACCCCCAGAGCCAGTCAAAGTAATAACAGAGGAAGTAAAGATTGATATTTACCAGCCCCCTCTGCCCGAAGAAATAAGAATGGAAAACGTCGATTGGTTCGTAATAACTAAGAATAACTACCAAGAATCCGTCGAGAAAGTAGAAAAATTATTAGGTGGAGAGTTTGTTGTATTTGCACTCACTCCCACAGGCTATGAAGCAATGGCTTACAACCTACAGGAGATTCGTAGGTTTATCAGACAACAGAAAGAAATTATACTATATTATAGAAAAGCCACAGAAGCAGCAGATGAAGCAGATGAGTGGTTAGAAAAGAACAATGACTGAGGAAATAGACGAGAAAATTGAACACGAAGTAAAAGATAAATGGCTAGTGCGCTGGTGGAAAACACTTATATATGAAGAATATAAGTTAACAATCTACTTTGTAGCCAACAAAACTGTAGACGAACGCGGTCGTGAAACATATACGCGTACTCCCAAGCATTATAAAGCCACTAAGTTTTATAGTTTAAAACCTAAGTTTATTAAGTTCAAAGATGACGAAGACCAAATAATAGAAATCAAATCAGAAGAGCCCATGAATTGGGACTTAGTAAAGGTATATTAATGACAGAATTAGAGCATTTAAAAGAAAAAGTACTGTTTCAAGAAAGAAGAATAAATGTATTAGAAGCACGTACTAATAGTCAGGCAGATGAAATAAAACGACAAAGAAAGCAGATCGAGCGCAGGATAAAAAGACATTTGCTTGATCCTAGTGGGAAAATGACATGAACAGAGAAGCAGTATATGAACAACTCAAGTATGATGAAGGAGTAGTATATGAAATCTACAATGACCACCTCGGCTATCCAACCTTTGGCGTCGGTCACCTTATCCTCGAAAGTGACGAGGAATTCGGAAGGCCAACTGGAACACCAGTTACTGAAGAGCGAGTCAGGACGTGTTTTGCTAGAGACCTTGAAATTGCCGAAGGAGAATGTTGTACTCTATACGGAGAAGGGACTTTTAGAGGATTCCCCGACGAAGTCCAGCAGATCTTGGTCAATATGATGTTTAATATGGGGAGACCCAGATTAAGTAAGTTTATGAAAATGAACTCAGCCCTCGAAGAGGGACTGTGGAAAAGGGCTGCCGCTGAGGGAAGAGATTCCTTATGGTACAAGCAAGTACGAAAGCGAGCAGAAAGATTAATGTTAAGGATGGAGAATGTCAGTTAGTGAAAGTACAATTAGTTTCTTTAACGAAGCCGTCGGCGGTTACAGGATGCCACTCGGCTGATGAGTTTGTAGCTTACTGTGCGAGAGTAAGTAATCCTGAAAATCAAAATAATAGTAAGACAGCAGCAGGGTTGCTGTCTTATCTAATCAAACATGGACATTGGAGTCCCTTCGAAATGGTATCTCTTGCTATGGAAATAGAAACTACAAGAGATATTTCTCACCAAATAGTAAGACACCGAAGTTTTTCTTTTCAAGAATTTAGCCAAAGGTATGCTAAAACGGAGACATTTGAAATCCGTGAAGCTCGCCTGCAAGATCCAAAGAATAGACAAAACAGTGTTGACCTTGACCAAGCAAATGAAGACCAACGTCGTATAAACGAAAATTTTTCAATGAATCAACACGCAGTTTTACAAACAGCTAGAGACGCATACGAACTAGCATTAGCATCAGGTGTTGCAAAAGAACAAGCAAGAGCATTATTACCAGAGGGTATGTCAGGAACAACCCTCTATATGGCGGGAACATTGCGTAGTTGGATACATTATTGTGGCTTAAGAATGGCTAACGGAACACAGCAAGAACACGCTAATATAGCGAAAAAATGCTGGGAAATAATTGGCACTCATTTCCCCAGCGTAGTAAAAGCAGTAGATAGCCTATGAATATTTTTATATTAGACCAAAACCATGATAGATGTGCAGAGTATCATGTTGACAAACATATTGTCAAAATGCCTTTAGAGGCGGCTCAAATGCTTTGTACTAATATGTGGGTTGATAAATACTTAGGGTATGTACCCAAGAAGCTAACCAAGGAACAGTTAGCTTTATTAAGAGAGAAAAAACAAAATGAGCCAAGGGACTTCCCTTACTTACCTACAATGCACAACCATCCTTGCACTATCTGGAGTCGTACTAGCATGGATAATTTCGAGTGGTTACACTGTTATGCAACTGCACTCAATGATGAGTATGGATACCGATACGGTAAAAGCCATAGATCAGTGCATGACGTCATACTCAAGCTACCCGAGCCCTTATCTATACCACGAATTGGACTCACACCTTTCGCTCAAGCTATGCCTGAGGACCTCAAAGGAACTGATGCAGTAGTATCATACCGAAAATTTTATCACAAAGATAAAGCAACGTTTGCTTCATGGAAGTACCGAGACAAGCCACCTTGGTGGCGTGAAGATGAAGCAGATTACCAACAACGAATATCTCGGTAAAAGTAAGGAGTACAAATGGATTATCTAATAATTATTGGGGTTTTAACCATGGTTGCAGTTTTTGAGCCAGGCAATAAAGAACTAAATGAAACCTGTAGACAGGAGGTCTCAACAGGTGAATTTGATAATATGGTTCAATGTAGAAACTGGTATCGGCCTAAAAGGTGATAGTTAAAATACTCAAAGGATTGAAAAACGTAGTTAGTCCAAACTATTGGGCTGAAAAAATAGGTGAAAATACTGGAGCCTACGATAAAGCCAGAAAAAGTAAATTAGCTACTTGGGCTTCTAACTTAGAAGGCTGGAAGTGGTGGGCTTGGCAAGTAGGAGTAGGTTCAGTATTTTTTATTTTAATTGAGGTTATACTGAATATGATCGGTATGACCCTGTTACCGTGGAAATAAGGAGGCTAAGATGCCGAGTGGAAACAGAGGAAAGAAAAACATGCTCACTAAAGAGAGTGAGCCAGTATTAAGGTTATTAATGGAAGAGTATATTGAAAAAGGTATGACTGATAAAGAAAAGTTCTATGCCTATAGGAGTATGGGATATGATATTGCCAATATAGGAACTATACGTCGATGGAGACAAAAGTTCGGATATACTAACCCTATTCGACCACGAGATAGTGTAACAGGAAACCAAATACTCGGAGAAATAGAAGATGAGATTTGGAAACCAATAGTCACAGATCAATATGATGCCTCCGCCTACAAAATATCGCAGTATGGGAATATTATGGGTAAGAAAGGGAAAAAACTAAAATGGAGCTCAATGAATGGATATGCAGGCTGTCAGCTGTCTTTAAGTTATGACGATTTTAAAGGGTCGTTTATCCCTAAGTCCAGTACTAGACTTAGTGTTAATAACGACTATAAGTATGGCAAACAAGTGAAGGTGGGGGTTAAACCCCATATATTCGTAGCAGAGCATTTTCTACCTAAACCGGTACCTTTATGTTTCTCGGAGCTGTGGCACACTCTTAATGTAAAACAACAAAAGTGGATACAAAGTGTGTATATAGTAGACCATATAGATGATAATGGTCTCAACCCTCATGTTGATAATTTGAGATGGGTTACTCCGTATGAGAATAATCACCGAGTTAAAAAGGAAAGAGCAACAGGTGAGAATGCCAAACTAAAAGAAGAAATATTAAATAATCGACAGGAACAATGATAGTGGATTATGACAGGGGGTACACTAGTGGCCCACCTAAAGAGTGGGTGGACGAAGGTAGAAAGTACGACGGGGATAAACCTAAATTACATTTACTCCCTCCCAAATCTATGCTAGAAATAGGTAAAGTTCTTACTTATGGTGCAGAAAAGTATGATGCAGAAAACTGGAGAAAAGTACCAGACCTACAAAATAGGTATGCAAGTGCTGCTCTGCGTCATATCTTTGCACATATAGACGGGGAAGAAAATGATGAAGAAACAGGTTTATCACATTTAGCACACGCGATGTGTTGTTTATTATTTAAATTGGAGGATGAATTAATTGGCAAGAGTGAAAAAGAAAGACCACGAGAAGCTGACTCAGGAGAACATCCGACACGTGATAGCGTTACTGTCGACGGAAAAACCTATCACCAAAAAGGAGGCGTGTGGAATCCTGAACATCTCGTATAATACTACGAGACTTAATAATATAATTCAAGAGTTTGAGGATAGAGAAAGTTTTAGAGCTACTAGAAAATCTCAGTTAAGGGGTAAAAGAGCAACCAAAGAAGAAATTAAAGATGCAATACAGTCTTACCTACGTGGTGAGTCTGTATCTGAAATTGCTCAAGGACTATATCGTTCTTCAGGTTTTATAAAAGGAATACTTGATAGAGTAGGAGTACCTACACGACCTGCAGCAGTAGAAGATAGAAAAGGGCATGCCTTTTTACCTGATAAGTGTGTATCTGAAGAGTTTAACTCTGGAGAGACTGTTTGGTCTGCTTTTTATCATGCGCCCGCAGTAGTAGAAAAAGAAGCGCATGAAATAGATTATGTAAAAAAGTATTCAAGTAAGTGTTATTATATATACGTATGGGAAAACACTGAAGAGCTTGTAAGAGGAGGATACTATGCTGCCTCATTAGCCTGTGACTTAGGTAAATTAACTCACCTGGAAGAGTATGGCATTAATCTTGAAAAAATATAATGGATAATATATTTTACCCGCAGAACTTAACAGAGCTTGGTACAGACATATTTCATACTAAGTTTCTAACTTCTAATTTTGCAACGCTAGTAGTAGATATATTAGAAGAAAGTAATTTGTGGACAAAAGGGTCTTATGATAGAAATTATTCAACTCATGATATACAATTAAAAAAGCATTTTCCTGATTTGTATGAATTAATTAAAGAACAGTTTGATAATATAGTTCTTAGAGAGATGTATGATATATGGTTTTTCAATGGACAGGTAGAAGTAGATAGTATTTTTGCAGTTAAATATAGTAATGATACTCAGATACGCCTACGAGAGCATATAGACCAGAGTTTCATCAGTGGAAGTATAAAATTAAATAGTAATTATGAAGGAGGAATACTAAAATTTCTCAGGCAAGATTTTACTAATGATAGTATAGAAATTGGGGATTTAATTATATGGCCAAGCCAAATAACCCATCCACACTTATCTACAGAATTAATTGACGGGGAAAAGTATTCTCTAACAATTTGGACAGATGCGAAAAATAATTCTTGACATGAGGGTTAAAATAGTAGTATAATAATATTTATAAAAATGAGGGAACCAATGGGCGACCGATTTTATTTCCAGCAACAACAAAAAAGAGGAAAACGCAAAATGGCGTGGGATGACGAGAAAAAAGCACAAGCAGTAGAAATGTACGAGCAAGAGCAACCAACTCCTGAAACATCAATGGAGATTGTAAAGATGATAGCAGACGAACTCGAAGAGAGCCCTAACGGAGTTCGAATGATTTTAACAAAAGCAGGGGTCTATGTAAAAAAGGCCCAAGCTACGGGGAATGGTGGTGGGACTTCCTCAGGTGGTACACGCGTATCTAAGCAAGCTGCACAAGATACGTTAGTAGCCGCTATAACTGATAAGGGCTTAGAGCCAGACATGGATATTATATCCAAGATGACTGGTAAAGCCGCACAATACTTTGCGGGCCTAATGGCTGACTAGTACTTTCCTCGGGTGAGATTCCCGAGGTACTTTTTGCTCTAAAGGTAAGGACAGTAAAAGATTTTTTACCTACCTACTAAGGAGCGTCGTGAAAAAGGACGAACTAGCCACTCTTGTAAATGAATGTGGTGATGCAATCATTACTTATCGTAGTGAGAACTCAAAGAAGCTAAAGTACAATGTTTGTACGCTGGACTTTAGCACCGAGTACATTCAAAGCAAGAAAAACCGAGCGAAAGAATCCGAAGAAACCCTGCTACTGTTTTGCTGGGACACGGATTCGTATCGCTTATTAAAACCTAAGAATGTGACTAGCGTAGTGCCGCTGTCCTCTGTATTGAAGAATGAAGAATGATACAGTTGCATGAAGCACCTTCCGTCTATGAGCATGTGATTCACTATGACGAAGAAAAAGAAGTTCAAGTACGAGTGGTTGTCAATACTTTTAGGGGTACTGAGTATATTCATATTCGTAAGTATTACATGGACTTCAATGAGGAATGGAAGCCTACGCCTGATGGAGTTGCAATGCCCCTCGACTTTAACAACTCAAGAGAGTTGTTCCGTGCCCTCATTGAGATATTATCCTTAGCAGAAGCTAAAGAAATAATTGAAGAGCACTTTGAAGACTTAATAAAATCAATTTATTTACCTGATTAGTCTAAATTTTTCTTGACTCCAACCCTATTTTCTAGTATAATATATACATATGAGTGAGAATACCAACAAAAAAACCGCAGCAAGAATGTACTACGAAGGTGGTGACAGTCCTTTGACTGACGCTGAGTGGGACGCTTTGCATGAGGATAATAATGTAGGATACACTCCAGATTCTGGAGTTCGTCACTCATTTCCAATGATGTCTTTAAAAAAGACATTTGACGAGGATGAATTACTATCTTGGATTACTTCTCATGAAGGACAAGAGGTAGTTTGCAGTCCGAAGTTAGACGGCTCGGCAGTATCCATACTATACGATAAAGGGAAGTTTGTAAGAGCAACCACCCGTGGAAACGGAAAAATTGGAGTAGATATTTCAAATAAAATGAAGTTTCTAGTTCCAGAGACTATCAACTTTCATAAGAAAGTACAAATTGATGGTGAAGTAGTTGCTCCTATTTCTATACCTAATGCGAGAAATTATGCAGCGGGGTCACTTAACCTAAAGTTAGTCCGAGACTTTATACCAAGATGCAACGAACTACGTTTTGTTGCATATGAGATGAAGCCTCATGGATTTATAGAGTCTTGGACTGTACTTCTTAGTTGGTTAGAGGGGCTTGGGTTTTCAACTGTTAACTCAGTTGATGCATCACAGTACCCAACTGATGGAGAAGTACACAGATTAGATAATATTGAGTATTGGAGTAAACAAGGCACTACCGCTCATCACCCTAAAGGGTCACTTGCCTTTAAAATTCAAAAAGAAGGTGTAGTAACCACACTATCGAGAGTTGAGTGGCAAACAGGTAAGTCAGGTGTTGTTACACCAGTAGCAATACTATCACCTGTAATGATTGGGGACGCTCTTATATCAAGAGCAACCTTACACAATATGGCTCACATTGAGGAGTTAGGTCTTGAAACTGGTTGCCAAGTCGAGGTCATACGAAGCGGTGAAATTATCCCTCGTATTGTCCGACGAGTTGAGGAAAAATAATTCTTGACATGGAACCTAAAATTATATATAATATCTTTTCAATTTCAGAGGAATCTTTATGCAAGCGATAGAAGCTCCAGAATTTTGCCCCTCTTGTGATAGCTCACTTGAGTGGAAAAATGATCTGCTATATTGCGTAAACTCCTTGTGCCCTGCTCAAGTTCAGAAACGAATAGAGCATTTTGCAAAGAGCTTAAAGATAAAAGGGCTTGGCCCGAAGAGCATTGAGAAGCTAGGCCTCTCCTCTTTTCAGTCTATCTATGATATGACTTACCTAGAGATTAGAGATGCTCTTTCCTCTGAAAAACTAGCAGTTAAACTTTTGCAGGAGATAACCCATTCTAAGAAAAGCAGTATGAATGAGCTATTACCAGCATTTAGTATCCCGTTAATTGGAAAGACAGCAGCTGAAAAATTGTCCACAAAGATAAACAACATCTCTGAACTAAATGCGGACAAGTGTAAAGCAGCAGGTCTTGGACCAAAGGCTACAGAAAATTTATTGAACTGGTACTTTGATGAGTTCTTATTTGATTTAGTGAGATTACCTTTTGGTTTCTCCTTTGCCAAGTCAGAACAGCAAGTATCTAAAGGAGTAGTTTGTATTAGTGGTAAACTGAAAAGTTTTAAAACTAAAGCCCAAGCTCAAGAAGTTTTAGCTAAAAACGGATATGAAGTAAAGAGTTCAATTACTAAAGACGTGACTATTCTTGTTAACGAGTCAGGAATAGAATCCGCAAAAACAAAAACCGCCCAAGATAAGGGCATAACAATAGTAACCAACCTATTAGAATTTTTAGGAGAAGAGAATGGCAACGTTGCCTAAGTGGACAGATGAGCGTACCGACGAGCTCACTAATTTTGTCGGTGATGAATCCCCAGTATCTCAAGCTACTGTAGCAGACGCTGCAGAGCAGTTAGAGACTACTACACGATCAGTTTCTAGCAAACTGAGAAAGATGGGTTTTGATGTAGAACTTGCTTCAGCAAAGAGCACTCGTGCTTTTTCTGAGACTCAAGAATCTACTCTCGCAGCTTTTGTTTCTGACAATAGCGGTGAGTATACCTATGCTCAGATTGCAGATAACTTTGAAGGCGGAGCATTTACTGCTAAGTCTATACAAGGTAAGATTCTATCTATGGAACTTACTGGTCATGTTAAGCCAGCTCCCAAAGTGGAGACTGTTAGAACGTACTCTCCCGATGAGGAAGCTACTTTCATACAGATGGTTAATGACGGCGCCTTCGTTGAAGGAATTGCTGAAGCATTAGACCGAACTGTAAACAGTGTACGTGGCAAGGCTCTCAGCCTGTTACGTTCTGGTGATATTGACGCGATACCCCGTCAGGAACATACCAAGGGCTCTAACAAGAGCGATCCTCTCGAGGAGCTTGGAGATGTATCTGGCATGACAGTTGAAGCGATTGCAGAGTCAATCGGTAAAACTGCACGTGGTGTTAAGACTATGTTGACCCGAAGAGGTTTAACAGCGTCTGACTATGATGGAGCTGCCAAAAAGGAAAAAGCAGCAGCATCTTAATTTAGTGTTAATTCTACAGCCGTAGTGAGGGGTCATTGCGGCTGTATTCTTTTCGGGGGATTCGTTGAATATAGCAAGTGCTTATTTGAAGCAAGTTTTAGACCTGCAAGATTTCGAGTCTTGGTCTAACACTCGCAAGCATTATTTGCCCTCTGCATATCATACGCTTTTTAAAGCGATTGATTCGCATTGTGAAAAGTTTCACCGACTCCCTACGATTGAGGATCTCAAGTATGAGATTCGCGACACAGCTACTAAAGAGTTACTCTTTGCAGTAGATTCGGTCGAAGTAGATGCAGATCCTTACATGCTTCTACAATACCTCAAGAATGAGTTTACTCAAAAAGAGATTCTTAATTCCCTTGAGGATTATGTTGACAATTCTATATCTTTTGAAGATGCGGAAGAGTCAGTCAAACATCTGCACCAGATAGTTCTTGATATCGAAGACAAAGTAGACCTTCAAGAACCGCAAGAGAGTATGCAACGTATTCCCTTGTGGGAGCCAGATGAAGACACTGGAAAGTACCTGCCCCTCGGCTTAAATACTGACCACGATAATGAGATCACGTTCTCCCCCCGAGACCTGATTCTTGTTGGTGGTCGCCGCGGGGCAGGGAAATCCATCACCTGTGCCAACATAGCTAACAGCGTATATTCTTCGGGTAAATCAGCCCTCTATTTCACTATTGAGATGGACAGTATAGCAATACTTCAACGGTGTTGCTCTATTGCTACGGGTATTTCTTTCTCACGACTAAAGGCCAGAAACCTAAGTATTATAGAGTGGGAAAAAGTAGCCGAGTGGCAGGCCGCAAGATTCACAGACAGTCAAGAGAGACTTGCAGAGTATCGAGAACATCGAAACTACGCTAAGTTTCATAAAAAACTAACTACTAGTTGTGAGCTTCTCCCAACTCAACAACTTGACGTAATTTATGATCCTTCTCTTACTCTGTCTAAGATACGCGCTGAACTTGATAAAAAAGTCAAAAGTGACATGAATGTAGGCGTCGTTATTGTCGATTACATTAATCAAGTAAAACGTTCAAGTATACCCTCTCGGGGAGGTCAATACGACTGGACGGAACAGATAGAAGTTAGCAAGGCACTGAAGAGTATGGCGCAAGAATACAAAACCCCAGTATTCTCACCGTACCAAACTGACGCTAGCGGTGAAGCTCGTTTTGCTAAAGGAATCCTAGATGCTGCTGATGCGGCATATGCTATGGAACCTTGGACAGAAGAAGATGCCTGTATGACATTTAATTGTGTTAAAATGCGCTCCGCCGCTATGCGTTCTTTTACTTCTACTATGGATTGGGAAACCTTAAAGATAGGACCAGAGACTGCACTTACGCCAAGCCAAAAAGCTGATAACGACCAGAAAACTGGCGAAGAAATAGACGACATCTAAAAATAATTCTTGACATTTATATGTATTTCTAGTATAATATATATTTAAAAGTGGAGGCTTTATGATTATAAACGGCAGTATGAGATACGCAGCTAGTGGTAGAAAGAAAAATAATCAATCATTATATCAAAATAAGCGTAAGGTACAGTATATGCAGCTTCATGCTAATGATAAGCCTGTTATACGAGAGACGCCTGACTATCCGTCAGCTCCTCTTACCCCTTATAAGCCCCAGCCTAGCCAAGACTGGAAAGTAGAGGCTTCTTCTGAGTATACTATTGCACCTGCATATAATAAAGGTGCTTATCAAGTTATAAGTAAAGATAACATAGAGGATATAGGTAAATAGAATGATGATGGCTTTCTTATTAGTAGTAATTATAGATGGAGACAGAGAGCCGACTGCGAATATGTATTTTCGTAATATAAATAGATGTAATTATTTTTCTGATAGAATTGAGCGGGGTCGATACAGTAACCGCAGATATAGAGGCACACAAGCCTTAGTAACGGCGTATTGCACGCCACGGATGGTACCAGAGGGGACACGATTTTGGGATTAGCACCTGACTTTAAGTTTACACAACAAGATTTAACTGAACTCAATGGCGATGGGAATCGTTTGCGGGGTAGGTACGGGGAAGATAATGCTCCCCCCAAAGATCCTCCAATATTTAAAGAAGAGGAAGAAGATGATGGTCAACCTTCTCTACATGAAGAATACCAAGCTGTATTCGGAGGAGACGACAGTCCCGATCAATTTGATGAGAACCCTAGCTGGTGAATGTAGAAACTCTACTTACAGATAAAAATATTTATTTCCTTCCAAAAGGAGGAGATTTTTTAGTGAGTTGTTTAAACCCAGAACACGCAGATAAAAATCCTAGTATGCGAATTGATCAAATTACAGGAATTTTTAACTGCTTTTCTTGTGGGTTTAAAGGAAATTTATTTAATTATTTTGGCGAAAGGGCAAACCAATTACAACAAAGAAGGGAACTTTTTAAGAAGAAGCTTATACAAAAGCGCTCTGAAAGTGTTGGTTTGTCCTTTCCCCAAAATAGATTGCCCTTTATAGGAAGCTGGAGAAATATTAAACCAGAAACTTATAAAAAATTTGAAGCATTTCAACACCCTAATCCTGATTATGTAGGGAGAATAGTTTTTCCTATAAGAGATATATCAGGAAAAATAGTTGCATTTCAAGGGCGTCATACAGCAGAAGGAACCCCTAAATACAAGTTTACACCCCCTGGGGCAAGACTTCCTTTCTTTCCAGTTGTTGAGTTCATTAAAGGCTCAGTAATCTTGGTAGAAGGAATATTTGATATGATAAATCTTCATGATAAAGGGCTTACAAATGCTGTATGCTGTTTTGGAACAAATAACTATAATGAAACAAAACTATCAATGCTCCGAGTACAAGGAGCAGAATATGTAGAAGTATTCTTTGATGGTGATGACCCTGGCCAACAGGCCGCAGAAAAATTAGTGAGTGAATGTGAGAAAGTTGGTCTCGTAGCTAGGAATGTCCATTTGAAAGAGACAGACCCTGGTGCATTAACTCAAACTTCAGTAGAGAAATTAAGGAAGAAGTTATATGGCTAAAGTTGCCTTAGTAGAAACGAAACCGAGTAGGACGGATTACAGAAAAGAGTTTGGTGGTGCATTTGAGTTCGATCAATACCAGCTTTGTTCTGATCCTACAATCAAGAAAGTATTAAAGCGAGACTGTGACATAACTATTGATCTAAGTCTTTACGACTGGGTCGTATTAGTTGGAAGTGAGTCTTTGAAATACTTTACAAAAATAAATTCAGTTACAGAATATTCTGGCAAGCAAGTACAAAAAAAGTTTCTGCCAGTAATCAATCCCGCTATGCTTACATTTAAACCGGAAGCTAGAAAGACGTGGGATGAATCTAAAGAGAGCATCATTAAGTATATTAGTGGTGAAATTAAGGAGGTGATTATAGATGAAAAGATTGCATTCGGTATTGACGACACAAGAGACTGTAACAATTTCATTCGAGCGGCCATTGACCACGATGGGGCTTTTATTGCGCTTGATAGTGAAACAACTGGGTTGTACCCTCGCGATGGGCATATACTTGGTATATCGCTTTGTTATGACGGCCACAGAGGAGCGTATATTTCTACAGATTGCTTTGACGAGGAAACTGAAGAACTACTTCAAAAACTTTTCAATGCAAAAACAGTAGTATTTCACAACGCTAAGTTTGATATGGCATTTTTTGAGTACCATTTCAACTTTAAGTTTCCAAAGTTTGAAGATACAATGTTACTATCGTATCTTGTTAATGAGAACCCCGGCAATCACGGGTTAAAAACATTAGCTATTAAGTACACTCCTTATGGGGATTACGAGAAGCCTATGTATGATTGGATGGACAATTATCGTAAAGAGAACGGCATACTAAAAAATGATTTCCAATGGGGGTCTATTCCTTTTGATGTAATGAAAACATACGCAGCTATGGATGCTCTATGTACTTATCTTATTTATGATAAATTTAAAAAAATCAAAGAGAATGCCAGACTAAAGTGGGTATACGATAATATCCTCATTCCTGGTACTAGATTTTTAATGGCCGCACAAGACAATGGCGTTCCTTTTGATAAAACAAGATTATATAAATCACAAGAATTAATGCAGGATCAGATAGATGAAGCAGTTTCTAAACTATATAAAAACCCAGCAATAGGAAAGTGGGAGAGTATTAATGATAAAGATTTTAACCCTAATTCTACTGTGCAGCTTCGTTCCCTTCTTTTTGACCACTTGGGCTTGCAACCTACTGGAAAGAAAACAGGAACGGGAGCGCACTCTACGGATGCAGAAGTACTCGGAGAGCTTAAGAGTCAATCCGAAGTTCCTGGACTTATCCTTGACATACGTCAACGATCCAAAATTAAAAATACTTATTTGGATAAAATCATACCGCAACTGGATAGAGATAGCCGACTCCGCACATCGTTTAACCTTCATGGCACTACTAGCGGTAGGCTTAGCTCTAGTGGTAAGCTTAATATGCAACAGCTTCCTCGGGATAACCCAGCTGTAAAAGGTTGCATTAAAGCTGCAAAAGGACATAAAATTGTTGCAATGGATTTAACCACAGCAGAAGTATATGTTGCGGCAATTCTTGCAAAAGATAAAGCTCTTATGGATGTATTTCGTTCAGGAGGAAATTTTCATAGTAGTATTGCAAAAACAGTATTTAAATTAGACTGTGATGTAGAAGACGTAGCAGAGTTTTATACTACTTCGAGACAAGCCGCCAAAGCTGTTACTTTTGGCATAATGTATGGAGCAGGGCCAAAGAAGATTAGTGAACAAGTTACTAAAGACTCTGGAACCTACTTCAGCCAACAAGAAGCAAGAGAGGTTATTGATGATTATTTTAAATCTTTTCATGCACTTAAAAACTGGATTGACACGAATCATAGGTTTATTGAGCAAAACGGATTCGTCTACAGTTTCTTTGGAAGAAAAAGGAGATTACCAAATGTCAAATCTTCAGATGCAGGTATCAAGAGCCATAGCATTAGGTCTGGTCTTAACTTTTTGGTGCAGTCTGCTGCTAGTGATATTAACCTTCTTGGGGCTGTAGATATGCACGCAGATATACAAGCATCTAAGATGAAGGCCCGTATATTTGCATTAGTACACGACTCAATTCTTGCAGAAGTGCCAGAAGAAGAAATAGATACATATAGTGAAAAACTTAAACATTGGATACAATTAGATAGAGGAATAATTATTCCAGGAGCCCCTGTTGGATGTGACTTCGATATAGGAGATGACTACTCAATGGGTAAATTTGAGAAACAATATGGCTTACTCTGATAAGGTATTAGAACATTATGAAAGACCCAGAAACGTTGGAAGATTATCTGAAAGTGATAGATCCGTGGGTACAGGTATGGTTGGAGCACCTGCTTGTGGAGACGTTATGCGATTACAAATTAAAGTCGCTGAAAACGGAGTCATTGAAGATGCTAAGTTTAAAACTTACGGATGTGGATCCGCCATTGCATCGAGTTCTTTGCTTACCGAGTGGGTTAAGGGAAAGACACTTGAAGACGCTAGTAAGATCAAGAATACCGAGCTTGCTACAGAACTTAGCTTGCCCCCAGTAAAAATACATTGTAGCGTTCTTGCTGAGGACGCTATAAAAGCCGCAATAAGCGATTATGAGGGAAAAAATGCTGACTATAACTGCCAGTGCGAAGAAGTATCTTAATTATAAGCGTATTGAGAAAGAAAAAAAGTACATACTTTTAAATCTGAAGCCTAGTGGCTGTGCGGGGTTTGAGTATGATTGGGACTATTGTGATGGTTTAAAAATCACAGATAGACTCATAGACGATATACTAGTAGTTAGTTATGAGGCTGCAATGGCTGTAGCAGGCAGTACAATAGACTACAACGAAGAATTAATAGGGTCTTATCTTACAGTAACAAACCCTAATGTACAAGATGCATGTGGGTGTGGAGTTAGCTTTACGATATGATAAAAATTGCATATCCTAAAGCACTGTTATACCTGCTTTGTTTCGATATTGGGCTTCATTTACTAGAAATAGCTATTGACTTACATCAATACTTAGGAATCTTTGGAGGAATATTATTATGGGCAGGTATAGTTTAACGTGGTTACATCAAAACGGAGAAGACCGCAGAAGGGGTGATATGCATAGCGTTGGTCCTTACACCTATGCAAAAATGTTGGAAGGGCAAGGATGTACAGATATAAAAATCTATTACAATGGTAACTTAATTGATCATTACATACAAGGACGTTCCACGCGTAATATTTCCGGTGTACCGGATACCGCACGACAACTGGAGCTATTCTGACGGGCTATTATTCTTGGATAATCAGTTATTAGACGACAAGAATATGCCAGGGGAAACTTTAGGAATAAGAAGGGTACAAACCCCCTTCCATGACCTTTTTCCCTTGAAAAACGCTTTAATAAATCACATTGGTATATTGAAGCAAACAGGAAAAACTTTTATCGACTCAAGAGGCGACCCCTTCATCTATGACAAAACCTTAATGTGTAGACTTAAATATTATAAGATCAGAAAGGTTGATAGGAAAGAGATCGCCTCCCTTTTATGGGTGAAAGGAATTAATTTTCCGTTCACAATACCAAGACCTCCAGAAGAAGGAAGAACTTGGGCAGGTATATTGCATTTAAATAATATACCTTGGATGTTGTACGAGTACTCTGAAGAAAAACGTAAAGACACTCGAAGAAAAATATAAATGCCTATGGGAAAAAGAAGTAAAACTCTACAAGGGGCTAGTTTAGTCCTAGAGGAAATAGAACCTTTAACACAAAATCAAGTAAAAGCTTTTGATAGCGAGAAACACCTAGTACTGCATGGAGTAGCAGGGACAGGAAAAACCTTCATATCCTGCTATTTAGCTTTTGATGATATGATTAAAAATATGTTCGAGAAGCTAGTAATAATAAGAAGTGCAGTCCCAACGAGAGACTTAGGGTTTCTTCCTGGGAATGAAAAAGAAAAAACTTCGGTATATGAGGAACCTTATAAAGATATTTCGATTGAATTATTTTCACGAGGCGATGCATACCAAGTACTAACAACTAAAGGTTTAGTAAACTTTATGACTACATCTTTTATTAGAGGAGTTACATTAAGAGATGCAGTTATTTTAATAGATGAGTGCCAAAATATGTCTTTTCATGAGTTGGATTCTATTATAACGCGAGTAGGGGAGAACTGTAGAGTTATATTCTGTGGGGATTTTCAACAAGCAGACTTAAAGCAAAATGGATTAAAATCCTTCCTAAGAATACTGGAAAAGATGGGTTCATTCGAGTCAATAGAGTTTGATGTAACGGATATAGTACGAAGCGGTTTTGTAAAAGAATATATTTTAGCTAAACAAAAAATCGAGGGCACATATGGAGGTAATTCATGCCAGTAACAGGATGGGTAGTAATAGGTACTACCATAGGTCTAACAGCACTATTTTTATTTGCAGTTAGTAGGCGTAAATGAAAGCAGTTATTAGCAATCGCATTTATTTGGAAGTAACGGATAAATATAAGGAAGTTTTAAGCAAAGAACTAACTTATACTATTCCTTCGTACAACCCAAAGGATCCTCCTGTAGTTATTAAGAATATGGCACGCATTCGTAGTAACTTAGTTAGTATACCTATTGGGCGTACGGATTTAATCCCAAAAGATTATGAAATAGTCGATAAAAGGATTGAGTCACCAGTGGAATTTCCAGAATTTAAGTTCCCTTTACGACAAAGCCAACAGGATGTTTTTGACGATATCGAAGACAACTGTATAATAAACGCTTGGGTCAGTTGGGGAAAGACTTTTACAGGTCTTGCGATTGCTGGTAAACTAAAACAAAAAACTCTTATAATTGTGCATACGGTCCCTCTAAGAAATCAGTGGGCAAAAGAGGTAAAAAAAGTATATGGATTTGAACCAGGCATTATTGGAAGCGGTAGGTTTGATATTAGCAGTCCTGTGGTTATTGGGAACACTCAAAGTTTGTACCGTCGCATTGCAGATATACGTAAAGAATTCGGAACATGCATATTGGATGAAATGCATCATGTCTCGTCTCCAACGTTTTCTAAAGTAATTGATTCCAACTATGCAAGATATAAGATAGGATTATCAGGCACAATAGAAAGAAAAGATGGAAAGCATGTAGTATTTAGGGATTATTTTGGACAAAAAGTTCTAAAACCCCCAAAAGAAAACTATATGACTCCAAAGATTCTAATTCATAGGTCTGAAATACGATTTATGGATGGGAGTAATATTCCGTGGGCTAATAAAGTAACACAGTTAGCTTATAATGAGGAATATATTCATACCGTTGCACTTTTAGCCGCTGGTTTGGCTACCAAAGGCCATAAGGTGTTAGTAGTAAGTGATCGAGTGCATTTTTTGCAGGTCTGCGCCGAACTGGCAGGTGATAAAGCAATTTGTGTTACGGGTGAGGTACCGCATGAAGAAAGACAAACCCTTATGTCTAAAATTACGGATGGAAAGGCAAATATTCTGTTTGGTACTCAAGCAATATTCTCAGAAGGTATCTCTTTAGATGATCTTAGCTGTCTAATTTTAGCTACCCCCGTAAATAACGAACCCTTATTAACACAGTTAATAGGTAGAGTTATAAGAAAGAAAGAAGGTAAACGAGATCCTGTAGTAGTAGATATACAACTAAAAGGAAACACGGCTCGAAGGCAGGCTGGTAATAGGGTAGGATACTACATGAAACAGGGTTACAACATACAGGAACTTTAAAAAAATAGTTCTTGACAAGAGCTTCATTTTTTGATATAATATGCTTCTATATAATTGGACAAAAATCTTTGAAACATGCAACGGCAACGCATCAGAGATGGTGGTAGTCTTAAAAATGATAGTGGAAAAGCAAATCCCTAATAATCGTTTTGATCGAATTTATAAGTATTCCAACACCGATTTTAGAGGGGGGTCTTTTTTACTTCACCCTGACGTTCTTTTATATAATACGTACCAATACGGCTATAAAGATGTTTGTATATATGTAGCGATGGCAAGTCTACGCTCCTATGCAGAATATAAAGCCAACGGTAAAACAACATTGGATATATTGCATTTACCAATAGATCCTTTTATATTTTTAAACAATCATAGTCTACTTCAAGTAAAAGGCGATCAACTTTGCTTTTTATATGAAGAAGCCCCAACGGAGAAACATTAAAATGGCAATATCATTTAATCAGCAGAAAGGTTCTGCTCAAAAAACCTCAATTAGCACTTTTCAGTACAAAGACGGAGATAACTCTTTTCGTCTGTGTGGCGACATTCTTGCTCGCTATGTTTACTGGATAAAGGGCAAAAACGATAAGAACATTCCTTTAGAGTGTTTATCTTTTGACCGCAACGCAGAAGCGTTCAACAACAAAGAGAAGGATTGGGTTCGTGAATACTACCCCGACCTCAAGTGTGGTTGGAGCTATGCAACTCAGTGTATAGACAACGGTGAAGTAAAAGTTGTAAATCTAAAGAAGAAGCTGTGGGAGCAAATTATAACTGCAGCAGAAGATTTGGGTGATCCTACTGATGTCGAAACTGGCTGGGATATTAAGTTCAAAAGAGTAAAGACTGGCCCTCTTCCTTATAATGTAGAGTACCAGCTTCAGCCTTTAAAGTGCAAGCCTAGTGCACTCAGCGACGCAGATGCAGCTCTTGTAGCTGATCTCAAGTCTATGGACGACGTAATGCCCCGTCCTACCCCTGATGCACAGAAGTCTCTTCTTGATGAAATTCGTCAATCAGATACTAATGAAGTTGATGAAACTCTTGAAGCGGAGTTTAATGTAGGGTGATTTTATTTACAGCAGATTGGCACTTAAAACTGGGGCAGAAGAATGTCCCAGTTCAATGGGCAAAGAAAAGATATAAAGAATTTTTTCACCAAATATCTGAAATAGAATCTCGTTGCACAACCCACATAATCGGAGGCGATCTTTTTGATCGTCTTCCGACTATGGAAGAATTAGAGCTATACTTCTCATTTGTATCTAATGTGAAAATTCCTACTATAATATATGATGGGAACCATGAAGCTACAAAAAAGAATAAAACTTTTTTCTCTCAGCTTAAAGAAGTAACAAGGGATATAAACAAATTAGTATTCATTGTAGACGAATTAGGAGAGTATGAAGACTTTACTATTCTACCTTATTGTGACCTTCACAAGAAAAACATATTTAAGAATATTAATAAAAAGCTCCCCCTATTTACACACGTTAGAGGTGAAATCCCTCCTCATGTAAAACCAGAAATTGACTTGGAGCTATTAAAAGATTTCCCAATAGTATTAGCAGGGGATTTACACGCACATAGTAATACTCAAAAAAATATCGTGTACCCAGGTAGCCCAATGACTACCTCCTTTCATAGAAACGAGGTAGAAACAGGATACTTGTTAATTGATGAAAACTTTAATTGGAAGTGGTATAAGTTTGACTTACCCCAACTTTTACGAAAAACAGTTGATAATCCTGATAAGATGATACCTAGTGATTATCATCATACTATTTATGAACTGGAAGGAGACATTCAAGACCTTTCACAAGTAAAAAATTCAGAGCTTTTAGACAAGAAAGTTGTAAAACGAAGTACTGAAGCAACTCTAGTTTTAGATAAAGAAATGACAGTAAGTGAAGAACTAGCAGAATATTTAGAATATATACTAGAGCTTCCTAAATCAAAAATATCCAGTATTATAGGAACTTTTAATGATTACTCTAAAACAGCTACAGTGGAATAATTGTTTTAGTTATGGTTCTGACAATGAGTTAATATTAGATAATAATACTGTAACTCAAATCATTGGAACAAACGGTACAGGAAAATCCTCTATACCTTTAATTATAGAGGAGGTTTTGTATAATAAAAATTCCAAAGGAATCAAAAAAGCAGATATTCCAAATAGATATATTGGTAAAGGTTACAATATAAATTTAACCTTTACAAAAGATGATGATACATATGCTGTAAGTGTTGATAGAAAAAATAGTATTAAAGTTAAGCTAGAAAAGAACGGAGAAGATATTTCCAGTCATACAGCTACTAATACTTATAAGACAATTCAAGAAGTTATTGGAGTTGATTTTAAAACTTTTTCTCAATTAGTATACCAAAGTACAAATGCTAGTTTACAGTTTCTTACTGCAACAGATACAAATAGAAAAAAGTTTTTAATTGATTTATTGCATTTAGAAAATTATGTAGAGTTATTTGATATTTTTAAAGAAGAAGCAAGAAAGACTTCTTTAGAAATTAATGGAATTCAAGCAAAGCTTGATACCATTGAAAAATGGTTGGAAGATAACAAATTGGGGGATACCAATATACTTCCAATGTTAAATTTAGAAATTTCGACGGATGAAGAAGAGAAAGAATTCCATCACCTTACGAAAGAAATTGAAAATATTTCGGAAAAAAATAAAAAAATCTCAAAAAATAACCAACTGAAAGACTTACTTGGTCAAATTAATTTACAAGAAGCACAAAATTGTGAAATAACTAAAAAAGTCTCATATGATGATTTACAGGCTGAGATAGGAACACACTCACAAGTCGTAGCGGGGTCTCAACGCCTTTTAGTAAAGCTAAAAAAATTGGGAGATACTTGCCCTACTTGTGAACAACCAGTAGACCCGACTTTTAAACAGTCATTAGTAGCAGCAGAGATACGCAAAGCTACAAAAGCGGAGAAAGAAATTGCAGAAACTGAGAATGAAATTAGACGGATTAAGGATAACAATCGTGAATTTGAGCGTTGTCAAAAGCTTGAAAGCGATTGGACAGACTTGTATCGCAGCATTAATCAAAGCCTACCAAGTACCCTTTTGGATCAAAACCAGCTTGAAAAAAGGTTGGCAAGCGTTCGAGCTGAGCTACTTCAACGAAAAGAGCAGTTGGAAAGCACAGCAAAGGAAAATGAAAAAAGAACAAGACACAACACCAGAATCCAAGTAATACAAGAGCAAACAGACAACTTCTTAAAGGAGTCTGGAGAGTTTAAAGATGTTTTTGTAAAACAGGAAGCTCTGCTGTCGAATCTGGAAATATTAAAAAAAGCTTTCAGTACAAATGGTTTGTTAGCTTACAAGATTGAAAATCTTGTAAAAGAGTTAGAAGAATTGGCGAACACCTATCTAGCGGAGCTTTCTGATGGTAGGTTTACTCTTGAATTCGTAGTATCAAACGATAAATTAAATGTCCAAGTCGAAGACGATGGCAAAATAGTAGATATTCTCGCACTTTCTTCAGGAGAGCTAGCAAGAGTAAATACAGCTACTCTTATTGCCATAAGAAAGCTAATGAGTAGTATTTCAAAGTCTAAGCTTAACATTTTATTTTTGGATGAAGTAATAGCAGTATTAGATGACACAGGACGTGAGAAACTAGTAGAAGTTCTTCTTAATGAAGATTTGAACACTTACATAGTTTCCCACGGTTGGACTCACCCACTACTCGATAAAAAAGAAGTAGTAAAAGAAGAAAACATAAGTAGGTTAGAATGAGTAAAAAATCAAAGATATATATTGACGGTATGAGAAAGTATTTAATAGGACAAATTAGTAAGCATGAAATTAATGCAAAGGTCTTTTTAAAGAACCCTGTTGGAGTAGCAGAACACCCTGACACGGTCGCCACAATAGAAGAAGAACTAGGAAAAATTTCTGAATACAAAGATAAACTTGAAGCATTAGACGATTTAACTTTTGGAGGAATAGACGATTCCAATGATGATTGGATTGAGTAAATGGTTGATAGTCGAGCGAAAGGAGCAAGAGGCGAGTATTTAGTTAGAGATTTACTTAGAGACCATACTAATCTTCAATTTGAACGTGTACCATTGTCAGGTGCGTTAGAGTACTTGAAAGGAGACTTGTACGTTCCAAATGAAAAGAATATTTATTGTATTGAAGTAAAGAATTACGCTGATACTCCTTTAACAGATAAAATATTAACACAAAAGAAAACGAACAATCTAGGTCGCTGGTGGAGGAAAATTAAAAGCCAGGCCGAAAACGCTAGTCAGCTACCGCTTTTGTTTTTTAAATATAATCGATCCAAAGTTTATGCAACTACGGGGAATAAACCAATAAAAACAGATTATATTTACATCAGCGATTTAGATTGTTATGTCTGCCTTGCGGAAGCATGGTTAACTAATGAGGAAATAAGGTTTATAAATGGCACTTAGTTTTAATTCACAGAGAAAAGCAGGAACACTAATAGTTGATGCCCTTAACTTAGCGTTTCGATGGAAACATCAGGGCAGAACAGATTTTAGATATGAGTACGAAAAGACAGTACAAAGTCTTGCAGACTCGTATAAATGTGATAATATAATAATTACAGCAGACGGCGGATCTTCCCGATATCGTAAAGACATACTTCCTGATTATAAGCAAAATAGAAAAGATAAGTATGCTACGCAGACGGAAGAAGAAAAAATTGCGTTTGAAGAATTTTTTGAAGAATATCAAGCCACTTTAGATATGTTAAAATGGCCTATACTTCGTTTTGACGGAGTAGAAGCAGATGATATTGCTGCACATCTAGTAAAAAATAAAGACGAGTATGGGTTTGAAGAAGTTTGGTTAATATCAAGCGACCGAGACTGGGATTTACTAATTCAAGAAAAAGTAAATAGATTTTCTTATGTTAATAGAAAAGAAATACGGATTCAGAATTGGTATGAACACTATGAGGTTAGCCCAGAGCAGTATATTTCCTTAAAATGTCTAACAGGCGATAAAGGAGATAATGTTCCTGGCATTACAGGTATTGGACCTAAGAGAGCTAAAGATTTAATTATTGCATACGGCGATGCAATGAATATTTACGACTCTCTTCCCATTCCTAGTAAGTATAAGCATATACAAGAATTAAATGCTTGCGGAGAACGAATACTTCAAAATTATGAATTAATGGATTTAATATCGTATTGTGATGATGCTATAGGAGGAAATAACATAGCACAGATTGAGGAGAGGATTGCGTGTTAATTGACTATAAAAGAGATAATTATCTTTCAGAGTTTAGTCATAAAACTTTACAAGATAGATACTTAATTGAAGGCGAAACTTCGCCTCAAGATGCGTTTGCACGTGCAGCAAAAGCGTTTTCAGATAATGAAGCACATGCACAGAGACTATACGACTATGCTAGTAAACTTTGGTTTATGTTTTCTACTCCTATACTTTCTAATGGTGGAACAACCCGTGGGCTGCCTATTAGCTGTTTTCTTAATTATGTTGAGGACAGCAGACAAGGAATCACAAGTCACTACACAGAGAACGCTTTTCTTTCTAGTGTGGGCGGTGGCGTTGGTGGGGCTTGGTCAGCTATTCGCTCTGTAGGATCAAAAACGTCAAATGGCTCAGAAAGTACAGGAGTCATACCATTCATGAAAGTGGTAGATGCAGAAATGCTAGCATTTTCGCAAGGAGTAACTAGGAGAGGCAGTTATGCTGCATATTTGGATATATCTCACCCAGAGGTGGAAGAGTTTCTCGATGTTAGAAAGCCCACAGGGGGCGATGTTAATAGAAAGTCTGTTAATCTGCATCATGGTGTTGTGGTTAGCAACAGGTTCATGGAAATAATTGAAAATGCTACTAGAACGGCAGGTTTCGATGATTCGTGGGATTTAATTGACCCACACACAGGAAAAGTTACTAAAACCGTTTCTGCAAAAACTTTGTGGGTAAAACTAATACAAAACCGAGTAGAAACTGGTGAGCCGTATATCATGTTTGGTGATACAGTTCAAAGTGCTTTACCAAACTGTCAAGCAGACAAGGGTTTAAAAGTAAATCACTCTAATTTATGCTCCGAGATTACACTAGCAACTGATGAAAACAGAACAGCAGTATGTTGCCTATCAAGTGTAAATCTAGAAGAATATGATGAATGGAGTACTAATCCTCAGTTTATTCCTGATTTAATTAGGATGCTGGACAATGTAATTACTTATTTTGTAGAAAATGCACCAGCAGAACTAGCAAAAGCAGTATATAGTGCAGAACAAGAAAGAAGCCTAGGGCTTGGAGCAATGGGATTTCATGCTTACTTACAACGGCAGAATATTCCTTTTGAAAGTGCGGTGGCTAAAGGCAAAAATATGCAGATGTTCAGGCGTATAAAAACGGAGGCAGAAAATGCAACTAAACAGTTGGCTGAGGAACGGGGCGAGTGTCCTGATGGAATGGGTTACGGTATTCGCAACGCTCATCTTTTGGCTGTGGCTCCTAATGCTAGCAGTTCTATTATTTGTGGCAATACTTCCCCCAGCATTGAGCCTTATCGGGCTAATGCATTTACGCAAAAAACTAAATCAGGATCTTCTCTCTTAAAAAATGAGTATCTTGAGCATGTTCTTCAAGAGATGGATCAGGATACAGATGAGGTATGGAAGAGTATTATTACTAATAATGGCTCAGTACAACATCTTGACTTTTTAGATGAGTGGACTAAAGATGTCTTTAAGACCGCTGTAGAGATAGACCAGAGATGGATTATTGACATGGCAGCTGATAGGCAAGAACAAATTTGTCAAAGTCAATCCTTAAATGTATTCTTTCCCGCAAATGTATCAAAACAAGAACTTCATGCTATACATATGATGGCATGGAAAAAGAAAGTAAAAACTCTATACTATTTACGTAGTGAAGCTATTAAAAGAGCAGAAACTGTTTCAGATGAAGCTTTAAGACAGTATATATTTGAAAGCATGGATGAGGAAGGGTGTTTGGCTTGTGAGGGGTAGACTATGGAAACTATGGGCAATGTCTTTGGGCGAAAAAGCCTCAGAAGACTCCGAAGAAGCAGATTTAGTAGCAGTTATAAGAACAGTAGTAGTACTAATTAATTTTATAACTTGCTTTTTTATAATGTCGGGAGTGGTACACCACTGGTAGAGGAATTTAATGAGCTTACTAGAAGAAAGAGAATATTATAAGCCTTTTGCATATCCTTGGGCGTTTGAGCATTACAAAACGCAACAACATATGCATTGGCTTCCAGATGAAGTTAATCTTGCAGATGATCTAAAAGATTATCGGGATAGACTTACACCTGAGAATAAGAAATTAATTACGCAAATATTTAGGTTTTTTACTCAAGCAGATGTTGATGTTTGTTGTGGGTATGCAACACATTATTTGCCTACATTTAAACAACCTGAAGTACGAATGATGTTGTCTGCTTTTGCAGCAATGGAAGCTGTACACCAGGAAGCGTATTCCCTACTCTTAGAAACATTAGGGTTTGGGGATCATGAATACCGAAAATTCTTCGAGCATAAAGAAATGTTAGCAAAACATGAGCATCTTAGTAATTTTGGTATGGAAACTCCGATAGATATTGCTAAAACAATGGCAATTTATTCGGCATTTACCGAGGGGGTGCAGCTATTTAGTAGTTTTGCTATCTTGCTTAACTTTCCTCGACATAACCTTATGAAAGGTATGGGTCAAATTGTCACATGGTCTGTGCGTGATGAAACATTACACGTTGAAGGAATGTCTCAGTTATTCAGAACTTTCATAAAAGAAAATCCAGAGCTATGGACAGATGATCTAAAGTATGAAATATACTGTGCTGCAGAAAGAACTGTGGAACTAGAAGATGCTTTTATTGACTTATGTTTTGAGGGTGCAGAAGTACCTGATCTAACACCAGAACAAATAAAAGAATATATTCGATATATTGCAGATAGACGTTTATTAGGTCTTGGTATGAAAAAGATATTTGGGAGTGAGCAAAATCCCTTGCCATGGTTAGATTACATGTTAAACGGGGTTGAGCACACTAATTTCTTTGAAAACAGAGCCACGGAATACTCTCGTGCTAGCACGACAGGGAACTGGCAGGATATTTTTAAATGAAGCTTGAATTTAAAGTAGAAGAAGTGAATATTATTCTTCAAGGCTTGGGGGAACTTCCTGCCAAGTTAAGTATGAATCTTATTCAAAGCATCCAAGGACAAGCTGCAGAACAAATGCAGCCTGAAATGGAATCCGCAGAGGAAGAAAAATGAAAAAAGTACTAGTCGCACTACTATTGTTTCTTCCAACACAAGTTTTTGCTGGTGAAATATTCAGCGGAACTATAGGAGTCTCATCGGACTATGTCTGGAGAGGTTACTCTCAAAACAGTGGAAATGTTGCTGTTAGCGGAGGTGTTGGAGCAACATTAGGTATTTTTACGATGGGTGCATGGGCTTCGCAAGTTGATTTCGATGATGACGCTAATGTTGAGTACGATCTGTTCGCAGGCGTATCTCATAATTTTAGTGACAAAATCGGGGTCAAAGCGGGGTATATAAAGTATAAGTGGGATAAAGTGTATGAAGACATCGATGAAGCATATGTTGGTATGAATATGTGGGATTTAGATGTAACATACTACAAAGATTTGGATAATTCTGAATTGGACTTTATTAACGCAATATACACAATTCCATTCATTGAAAAAGTAGGAATATCATTAGAATATGGAAAAGCAACAGGATTTGATTCCTATCAGGCTTTAAATATTTCTAAACAAGTTGGAAATTATGTTCTCGGGGGGCAAATAGGAACAGAAGAAACCGTTATAGGTATTTCTTATAATTTCTGAAAAGAAGGGGCGAAAGCCCCTTTATTTTATTGCGGACAAGTTACTACAGTACCAAACCCAATAATACTGGGATTAGCCGCATTTACACAATTCACCCCAGGAATCCAGATTTTACCACCATTATTTATTCCATTAGTTAAATAAAGGAAATTTTGATCACTAGTATCAAATCCCTCATTTATTAGAGTATTTGTATTAGTAAATTGACTAGTAATCAAATTCTCTAAAGAAGTGAAATTATCTGTATAGCTTGGAAAGCTTATATTATTGATTGCTGTTAGAATATCGCCAGAACCTGCACCATTAGCATTATTGGTTAAACCCGCTAATCCTAACTGTACAGTTTGTGCTCCTGCTGTATTTATCGAATCAAATGCATTGTTACTAACATTTGCAACTGCTCCTAATCCGCCTAATCCTAGGTTGGTCATATTCGTAGAATTAGTACCCAACATGCCATATAACTGCTCAGTATTTGCCTGATCAGCAGATATCTGATGTAGCTGTGTATCTCTACTATACCTTGCCATGGTCTTGGTGGCATCATTAGATAACCACATAGCCCCCAAAGATGAGACCGGCCCTGCAAGTGTTTGAGCCCACTGTAAAGCTGCTGATTTCTGAGCTTGAGGAATAATAGGAGTTTGGTTTGTCATGGCGAGAGCCATAACCGCGGCAGTTGCTGCCCCGTCCCCTTCTCCTGCAATTCTACCTAGAGCATTATATCTTGCCTCTTGGACTTTTGCTTGTGCTAAGGCTGCTCTTTCCATTGCCGCATAATACTCGGTAGTGGACGTACTTGCACAAGCTCCAAGGCTTAAGGCAATAAGCCCTATAGCCAATAGTTTTTTCATATTAAATTCCCTCCTTGGAATATTGGGCTAAGCCCTGTATTAAACTGTATATCTTACAATTACTATACCTGAACCGCCTGAGCCACTAGCGGCACCATTATTACCAGAACCTCCACCACCGCCACCAGTGTTTGAAGATCCATTTCCGCCAGTGCCCCCCGTCCAGCTTTGACCTAATCCACCGCCTCCAGAACCTCCTGATATGTTATTACTTCCGTTATAATTTCCAGCACCTCCTCCTCCGCCACGAGTTACAGCAGATCCTGTAATATTAGACGACGTTCCAGAACCTCCGGCATTACCACCTGAGGTATTACCACTAACACCAACAGCTCCAGTACCTCCACCGCCTCCTCCTGAGTAAGGAGCAGAATAACCCCCTTCAGTACCACCAGCATAACCTTGACCAGACGTTCCAGATCCTCCAGAACCTGTTCCATTATTTGTAGAAGCACCTCCACCTCCACAGCCACCTGATCTTCCATTATAGCTTCCACCGCTATCCCAGTAAGACGAACCGCCTCCGCCTCCTTGAGAAGTAATACTATTAAACTGACTATTAGTTCCACTACCACCAGCATGTGTACCGTAGCTGGAGGCGGCCATATTAGCCCCTCCACCACCAACAGTTACTGTGTAGCCTGCTGCAGAGGAGAGGGTCATAGAAGCTTCAGCACTTGCTCCACCACCAGAAGTTTGTCCAGATACATTTGTACGATAACCGCCTGCACCGCCGCCTCCAGCTTGCCATCCACCACCTCCACCAGCTCCACCAGCTATAATGAGATATTCAACCGCTATATTAGCCGCATAGGTAGTAAAGGTTCCAGAAGAAGTAAAAGTATGAATTCTATAACTGCCGGAAGTAGTAATAGATCCTCCAGTAGGCTGTCGAGTAATTACTTGAGTATAAGCTTGAGTTACGGCCTCTCCTTCAGGATCTGTTGCGGTTATAACAAAGTTAAATGTACCTGCACTACCACCTACAGTACCTGTAAGAGCACTATTTCCACTACTGGGAAGACTAGTGCCTGTGGGCATACTGCCAGAAGATAACGTATAAGCTAATTCTGCATCAGTATGATCAAGGTCAGTGAAATTCGTACCTAAATCATAATTCTGACTTGCTCCATATTCTTTAGTAGGTATAGTAACTGTGCCTCCAGTAGCTGTAGGAGGAGCATTGGCACTTAGTTTTAGCCACGAAGTGCCGTTACTATAAAAAAGTTCATCTGTACTAGTATTATAAAACAAGGTGCCTTCAGCCGCTACGCTAGGCGTAGAGGAAGCTTTAGTTACTCCTGCAGTCATCTCAGCCCATGTTAACTTACCCGTATTTCCAGATTGATAAGTAAGTGCGTACCCATTAGTACCAGAGTTACTAATCTGTAGACGAGCTTCATCTATTGCGTCATCTGCCACAGCTGCTTGAACTACTGCATCATCTGCTATTAAAGCACTTGTTACTGCATCATCAGCTATAAGTGCAGAAGTAATAGCATCATCAGCTATAAGTGCAGAAGTAATAGCATCATCAGCTATAAGTGCAGAAGTAATAGCATCATCAGCTATTTTAGCTGTAGTGACCGCATCATCTGCTAAGGTTCTTTTCCCTGCAGGAACTTCATCCGAAGCTGTCGACATTAGATTAGCTAGTCTCCTAGCTTTAGAATATGCCACTTAGGGCTCCTCTGGCCAATTCTGTGCATTCATTACTGTTGCTAATGCATCCACATCCCCGGCTCCTGCTATTGCGCTTTCTAGTCTTGCACATTCAGTAATTACTGCTGCTCGATAAGTTACGGTAGCTGAAGGAATTGCTACATCTCTTTCATACTTTCTAATAACCATCCAATCAGTGTGGGATAGTAGTTGTCCAGCATTAATTTTTACTTTATTAGTTGTAACGGTTTTTAAGCCAGGAGTAGTCACACCATCTTCCGTAACATCATTTAGAACTTTAGCAGTATTAGTGTACTTTTGAGTCGGTACTCCGTCTACTAATTCTATATTTCCTGGACTAACAAAATAATATACTCTATCTTTTTGTTCCGCATTAACCACATCTTTAACATTATTTTCGTTAAGAAACTCAGTATTAGGTCTGCTAGGGAACGATGTGTTTGGAAACAATTTCTGAACTGTTGTAGCAGTCTGAGTAATTGCTCCGTCTTTTACTATTGCATACATTATTTTCTCCTATTATCTTGCATTAGCATATTTGAAGGGGGATTCGGCAAAGGCCATATAGAAAAATATACCTCCACTACCGTTTGTTTCTACTTCTGTTGTTCTTAGCTTAAATCCATTACTAAGTATATCTATATCCCAATATCCACTGCCTGAATTTTCGACATTAGTATAGTTCCAACTTAATCCATTATCTGCTACATTAGATGGATCTCTTTTAGTATCTAATACTTGCCATCTACCTGCTTCATTTGTTTTGCCCGGCAGATCAGTTGTTCCTTTATACATAACAAGACTGGGTCGAAAACCTGTGTTAACATATGGGCCATTAGTAGAGCCGTTTCCTGTGTAAGTGCCAAAGTTACTAAAACCCTCAACTTCTGCCCAAGCGTAATAAATAGCAGTTGCGGTATTTGTTATATTTCCAGTAATAACACTAGATGTAGGTGCTGTAGCGGTCATTGAAGCTGATGGTACATCAGTATCTAACACCAGGTAATCCCAACCACCGTCTAAAGCAGACGTTTGTACATACCAAGAACCTGTACCACTTGTAAGTTTTACAATATAAACTTTAGGCACAACCCCAAGCCCATGTCCATAAGTTGTTGATGACCCTGTTCCCACTACGTCAATAATACTAAAACCAGCAGTTGTGTTTGCACTTGTTGAAGTAGTATTTGTTGATCCGTCTGTGTTTGCACTTCCAGAACCATTTGCTTTCCAAAACCATCCCACCATTGATCCGGTGTTTAGCCCTGTTACATTTCCTGACGCTGGAGTAAACCCGTCTGAGTCAAAACTTGCGATTGGATAACTAGAGTTTTCCCCTGCATTATTGTCGGACATTAAAAGACCCGCTGCCGCACCTCTTACCGCATCATGTAACTGATGGTTGTAAGCAACATCTCTCTGCTTTACCCACACTAAATCTGGCTGAAACCCAACCCCCGTGATTGCGTTAGTGTTGTTTGTACCTGTATAGATATGGGGGTTAAAATGCAATGAAGGTTTTTTGATGGCTGGAGTAGGTAGGTTAGATGTATTCCAAGCTTTATATGAAGTAGGTGGAGTATGTGCAAAGGACATCTGTCCAAAGTTTAATGTATCAAACGCACCTGAATGTGAGCCTGTACAAACAGCAGGAAAAATTGCACCTTTGCCAGATAGGTTGTTAAATGCTACACCAGCACTACTACCGTTTTTGTAAAAAGTTATTTCTCCATCGTCCATATTAAGAGCAACACCGATTACATCCCCAGTTGTAAAAGAAGCCATATAACTAGCAGTTTCTGAGTTGCCATTTTCTTTAGCACCGTCATTATTTACTGCCCAACCAAACGAAGAATTACCTACCATACCGTCTGATACTAACGAAGTCGCATAAGCATTTACTACTCCAACACTCCCTGATGAAGAGGCTGCATCTGTATACTCGTAATACCATTTTCCAGAAGTTACTCCAAAAGTTCCTTTAATACACACTCTATTTGTGTCACTAGCATGAAACTTTGTGTTTCCTTGACTTGTAGTTAAATTTCCAGAGCCGTCTAATGAATTGACGGTACAGTGGTTATTATTAGGCGTATCAAGCATGACATCTGAATTTGCTAGATTAGATGCTGTCCAAGTATTACTATTGCCCGAACTGTCAGTTCCAATAGCACCTGATACAAATTTCACATAAGTACTCTCTCCAGGAAAAGTCCCTTCATATTCTTTTGGAATCCACTGTCCTGTCTCAGAATCTGTTTCTCCAAATGAACTTGGTGTAAGAGGAAGACTGTCAATAAGATAGACTTCAGCCATGTAGCCATCATAATAATGAGTGCTGTTTGTCCAACCTAAATAATGCGGATTACCTCGTAGTACTCCTAAATTATAATCTTCAGCAGGGTAGTTAGTAGTTGCAAAAGAAGTTTCTTCTACTCCATTAATGTACATCCTAAGTCTTTCACTTGCCGTTGTAACATCCAAAGTATTAGCAACTAACACGATATGATACCAAGCACCAACATCACGGAACTTACGATTAGTTTTTATAAAATCCTGAGTGTACGCCCCGAAACGTAACGTATCATCACTACCAAAATATAAAATATTATAATCTTGGTCACTGTTTCCTGACCCGCTATAGCTGCCAAAAATTATTTGAGTAGTACCAAGCTTTGTTCTTTTGACCCACGCACTAAATGTCCATTTTCTGTAGCTAGTAGCTCCACCACCGGGGTTCCAAGTTAGTTTGGAGGAAGAGGCTCGATCAAACATCAAAGACTGTTTTATTACGTCCTCGTCTCCACCACCTGAACTTGCCATCAATTTGTGTGCGGTTCTACTCATTATGCCATTGCCTGCCCTGCGGTAAATCCGTACCAGATTGTTCCGCCATCTGAAGTTGCAAATACGAAGAAATCATCATCTCCGTTTCCTGTTGAAATCGTTGGTGCTGTTGCCGATGCCCAGTCTACTGAGTTAGGCCACGTGACTGTCCTTGCGGTAGAATCCTGTATCAAATGCAGGATAAAAGAAAAGCCAGTTCCACTTGCAGGAGGATTAGAGAATGTAAATGTAGTATTCTCTGTTAGTGTATGTTTGAAATAATTTCCTCCCCTACAGTTAATAGTAGTAGCATTAGATGAACTTGTAGGTGCAAGATAAGTATCAGCATAAGCTGTTGCCTTAGTAACTAGATTCTCGTCAATACTTATAGCGGGTGTAGTTCCTACTGCGGAACCGAGTCCGATTAGTAAGTCATCTGCTGAATCGTCTAGTCCAATATAGAAATCTTGTGCATTTCCATCAAAAACTATTTTTGTATCTTCCGCACCGGCATCTCCAATCGTTAATGTTGGAGTAGT